AAAAATTTATACAAGGTAAAATAAACAAATGGAGACAAAACCGCCAGAAAAGAAAGGACTCCTCACAAAGCTCAAAGAAAATGTAGATGACCATGAAGAACAGATGGCAGTACTAGGTGCAGCAGTGCGTCTAGGTGTTGTAATCTGGTCCGGGTTTATTATTACATTAAGTTATGTTGAGCTGCCTATGGTCAAGAAGTCAGCTACCGCAGGCGATATCACGTTCGTCGCCTCGATTTTTACGGGGGCACTAGCCACATTCGGCTTGTCTACTGGTAATGGTAAGAAGACTGATAAAAAAGAACCTACTACACCAAAGAAATGAAAAAATGGATTCTTCTCTTAGCATTGTTGTCACCCGCAATAGCAAGAGCAAACACTGTCACGCCCCAGTTTACAACAGGGTCAATGCAGTCAACGACAACAACAACACAAACAATAACAGAAACGATAGAACACGATGTACTCGGAGCCAAAGTAGAAACTTGGTCTGGTACCAATATTACACCAAGTGGTGCGATTGGTGCAGAAGGTACAACTTATTCAGTTACAACAGATGCAACAGAGTGGGATCTATCAATAACAACGAGAGACGCAGGCACAATCGAAACAATAACAATAGACAGAACTATCGAAACAGATTCTACTACCAATTCTTACTCTATCTTCTCGCAATAAGTACACCTGTATTTGCTGAAGGAGAAGATACTAATGTGAGTAATCCTGTAGCAGCTGCAACTGGTAATGTAACTAATCAGGCTGTACAATTTCAAAACAATGGTGCATCGTCACGTCAGATATATGGTCCTAACATACAATGTAATGGATCTACTATGACGTTTAGTCCATTTTATATGGGTAATCATACGAAACCATTAGATGAATTTATGCAGCCTACAAGTTACACACTAGCAGAAAACTGGGGGTTTCAGATTAACTTTATGGTTCCGCTAGATAAGTCAGGATATAAGCAGTGTAAAGAAATGGCAGCAAGATACGAAGAAAAGATGAAGCTCGAATACGAGATTACACGAGCACATAAATGTGCGGACTTAATGAAAAAAGGTTTTATGTATAGACCCGGCTCAACTAATTATAAGATGTGTCAGGATATAGTACCTATAGTTAAAGTTAAACCGCCTAAAAAAGATAAAAAATTGGGATTATTTTAAATGAGCACACTATCACTACAAAGAGCAGCAAGAGAAGCTGAAGCTAAAGCTAAAGTAGCAGCTGCTAAAAAGAAAGCACCAAAAGCTAAGAAACAGGAGGCTGAGTAATGTTTGCACTTATTAAACCACTGGTACTTACAGGATTGAAAAGCGACAAGTTTAAAAAGTTTGTTGTCGAACTACTAGAAAAGCTAGTTGAATCTACAGACAATGAGCTCGATGACAGAGCATTACAGATAGTCAAAAAAGGACTAGGCATAGAATAATGGATGAACTAAAGAAACTACCTAAAAAAGCAACCGAAGAGAGTTTTAACGAGCTACACTATCTTGTTACAGAGGACTTTCTACGTAGAATAAGAAGCGGAGAAGCGACTACACAAGATTTAAAAGCAGCTTGCGACTGGTTAAAAACCAACGACATCACAGGTGTAGCTTTTGATGGTAGTCCTTTAGATAAGCTTAACAAACTTCTACCTACTGTCGACCCTGCACTCGTTAAGAGGAAAGTATATGGCAAAAACGTCTGAATACTACAAGAAAAACCCTAAAGCTCGGAAGAAACGTCTTACCCAGCAGAAGGCATACAACAAAACTAAAAGAGGTCTAGCAATTAGAGTCAATGCAAACAAACTTAATAGAAAACTTGGAACATATGGCAACCGTGACGGAATGGATGCCGCCCATTATAAGGGTAGTAAAACCAAAGGCAGAAAACAAAAGCCGTCTATTAACAGAAGAAGCAGACTTAAAATTAGAAAATGACCCCATTACTACCTAACCCCGATTACTATTTACACAATTTAATAACGATGACAAGTTCAGATTCAAAACGGCTCTGGAGAAGGGCTATCAAAGAGCACTTTAATTGTCAATGCGTTTATTGCGGAGAATTTCATGAATTACACAACCTTACAATCGACCATGTACGCCCGAAATGCAAAGGTGGGCGAGATATTACGACGAATGTTGTACCCTCATGTCGACGATGTAATCAGGATAAAGGTAGTAACCACTGGCTCGAGTGGATGAGAAAACGATTTGGAATGACAGATCGAGAGCGTGTAATCTTATCACACATTAATTAATGGAAGAAGAAGAAAAGAGTTGGAGAGATGCTCGTAGTGGTGTAAGAACAGGTCTCGGTCTTGGCTTTGAAATAGCAGCAAATACTGGATTAGATGCTTTTAGTTTCGTTCCCGGTTCTCAGCAAGCTGGATCTGCATTTATAAACTACTTAGCACAGAAAATACGTGGTGGTGAAGTTAGTAAAGGAGAGATTCTAGCTGCTGCTGCTACGAGTCAGATACCCGGACTAGCACAGGCTAAAGCTTTAACTAGAGCCGGACGCTTTTACAGAAGTGCAGTAAAAGGTGGTATTTCTGGTGGAGTTACTACTACCAGTATGTCACTTGTTGACGAAGGAGAACTACCTTCATTTGGAGAATTTGCTACTGGAGTTACAGCTGGAGGAGTGATGGGCGGAGCTTTTGATTTAGCTCCGGCAACACTTACTGGTAAGCTTGGTAAAGAGGTAGATGATATTAAGTATGACTCAGATATATTTCTTCGTCAGCTTAAATCACGAGTAACAGGTGGACCTCGAATAGATCATCCAGACATAGTTTATCGTTCTGGTCAGTATGACTTTGGTGAAAAGTCTGTTGGAGCAGCTCAAAGACGTATAGATGCTACAGATCTACCAGATGCTGATGATACAGCAGCTATGACAAGGTATTACGAGCAAGAAGCTGCTATTAATAAAGCTATGTCACAAGAACAAACAGTTTCTAGAAAAAACGTAAAGAATAACTTAGAATTATACGGAGCCGACCCTGATATATTTGAAGACTACGATAATCTACGAGATGCAATGAACATGCCAGATGTAAGAGGTGGTCGCTTTGTAAAAGTAGGAAATAACTATTTTACTGTATTTACTCGAGGAGGTAAGCAAAAAGTATTACCATATAATAAATGGTATTCAAGAAATGTCAACCCATTTATGGTTCCTAAGCAGTTATTAAAGAAACTTAAAAAGTTTGAAGAAGGGCAGCAGGGAGATCTTTTAAAAGTTAGTAAAACGAATCCGGCTGGTGTACCTACTGTTAAAGTTCCTTACGGCACAAAAGGTAAATTTAGAGAAGTTGTACCACCAACTAAATATCCTAGAGGTACTGTAGACGAATTTAATAACTGGTATAAAGGTGTATTTAAATTACAAAAAGAGGAACAAGCATTAAACCGTCAGGTTAGTGAGATGTTAGAAAAATTAGGTAATATAGAAGCACGTAATCCGGGTAAAAAAGTATTTGACACAGATTTAAGTCATATAGCACCTAGATCTAAAGGTGGTAGCGGTTTGACATTTCAAGAAGCATGGATACTTAATCAACAACGTGGAGCTGACGACATACTTGATGACAATATATTATCAGCAGCTGGTATACCAAAAAACTGGGAGGAATTATTCTATTTATGGTTAGCACAGAAGAAACCGGGAAGAGAATTACAAACAGCTATAGGTCCACTTAGTCAGATTAATGTTGATGACTACTTTGCTTTATCTAAAGGAGAAGCATTAAATGTTGTAGGTAAGCGTAGAAAGGACATTAGAAACATGGCTAATCGACAGATAGGAAACCCTAACCAATATAGGATGCCCGGTAAAAGAGGTACATTCCAAGACGACTTTGAAGCAGCTGTTAGAGCATCTAAGAAGGGACAAGTCGGTGGAGATATATTTTTGAACGATAGACTACTTGATATACGATGGGTAGCTAAAAACTTTGATGATTTACTAGAAATAGGTGATATTTAATGAATAGTCTAACTTTATTACGACAAGATTTTAAAATGTTTTTACAGGCACTCTGGCACGAGCTAGGGTTGCCTGCACCTACGAGGGCACAATATGCAATTGCTGATTACTTGCAGAATGGTCCCAAGCGACTACAGATACAGGCGTTTCGGGGAGTTGGTAAGAGCTGGATTACTGGTGCTTTTGTTTTATGGACTTTATTTAATGACTCTC